AAGTTGGGCCTCTAAATTGGTAACAAAACGGCCCTTAGTTTTGGCGCCTGCATGATCCCAAATTGCGCCCGCGCCGTCGCGTTGCGTAAGTGTCAAAAGTTGGTAAGGCCTTGCAGCAAAATCTACGGTTTCGCCTGACTTAAATATAACGGTACGCGCCTTTTGCCCTGCCTTATTAGTTTTAATAATAAAACCTTTACTAGCACCCGTACTACTCCATTTTGTACCTTCACGACCTTTAACAAGGTTGCCGCGCGCCATACCTGACAACGGCGGGCTAGTAGGTATTAAACTTCGGGCCGACGTCAATACAGGCGCCCCAGCGTAGAAAAAGAAGTAGTAGCAATAGTCGATAAAGTAATGAAAAAAACAAACAATAAATTAAAGGTACGTCGTGGCGATTAACGTACCAATTATTACAACGTTTGCCGATAAGGGCATTAACGAAGCCCAAAAAGCGTTTGGCGATTTGAGTAAGTCAACAATGATTGCAGGTGCCGCTATCGGGGCGGCTGTAGTTGCCGTTGCCGCGTTTGCTTATAAATCTATTCAAAAGGCGTCGGATTTTAACGAAGCAATTAGCAAAAATACTGTAGTTTTTGGGGCCATTTCTAAAGAAGTAGAAAATTTTGCAGAGACTGCTAACCGTGCTTTAGGTTTATCAGAAACGGCAGCATTAAAAGCGGCTGGACAATTTGCCATTTTTGGTAAATCTGCAGGCCTAGCAGGTAAAGACCTAGCCAATTTTAGCATTGAACTAGTTACCCTGGCAGCCGATTTAGCGTCGTTTAGCAATACTTCGGTAGACGAAGCCATTAACGCGCTGGGTTCCGCGCTACGTGGCGAAGCCGAACCATTACGCAAATACGGCGTACTACTCGACGACGCAACCTTAAAAGCTGCAGCAACCGAACTAGGTATATATTCAGGCAGCAAAGCATTAACAGCACAACAAAAAGTATTAGCCGCACAAAAAGTTATATTTGAACAAACAGCCGACGCGCAAGGCGACTTTAGTCGAACATCAACAGGATTAGCAGCACAACAAAAAATCCTTGGCGCAACCTTAGAAAATATACAAACCAATTTAGGGCAAGCATTTTTACCAATATTTTTAGACGTTGTAACGTTTCTTAATGACAACGTAGTACCAGCATTTGAACGGGTAGCTACCGTTATTGGTGAAAAGGGTTTTGTTAAAGGTTTACAACAAGCGGCCTACGAACTGGGTAGTAGCGGTACACAAATAGTTAACGGCTTTAAATTTGTGGCTGTTAACGCTGCGCGGGCCGCTAACGCTATTTACAAATTTGCGATAGTTAGCAAAGCGTCGTTTCAATTTGTTACAGGTCAACCGTTAGACGCAATTAAAACAATGGGTAAAGCGTTTGACAATTTAATAGATATAGGCGCGTTAGAAAACAGCTTTACGCGCTTTACGGCTGGTATTGGCAATATGGCTAGCGCGTCTGGCTATTCAAGTTTTGCAGCTAAGAAACTGGCAGAAGACGCTAAAGCGGCTGCAGATATGGCCGAACTGTTAGGCGAAAACGCAGGCGGTAGCAAAGGCGGCGCTAGCAAAAAACTTAAAGAAATGGCAGATCGAGTAAAAGAAGCAGCTTCGGCGCTAAATAAAGAAATGGGCGACGCGTTAGACGCCGCTAAAGAACGGCTTAAAACAGCGCAAACCGAATTTGACAATTTTAGTAAGTCAGTTTCTGACGTTATTAGTAACGCGCTTAATTTTGGGCAGGCGTTTGAAGAAGGCGGCGAAGACGCAGGTTTAACGTTTTTTAGTGCGCTACAAAAACAGGCAGATAAAGCTAAAGAATTTGCTGGCTTAGTCGAAGAACTTTTAGCAGCTGGCTTAAGTAGTGAAGCTTTGCAACAGGTTATTGACGCTGGCATAGATAGCGGTAGCCAGATAGCTAAAGAACTTTTAGCGTCTAGCGAAAACGTTTTACGCGCTAACAAACTTGTAGAAGAAGTTAACGCTATTGCTAAACGTATTGGCGAAGTATCGGCAAACAATTTTTACGCGGCAGGCGTTTCTAACGCCCAAGCTTATTTACGCGGCGTCGAAGAAGCAATAGCTAAAGCGCAAACGCGTTTAGGTGCTAAAGGTTTAAACCTGGCTGACGTTAAAGGTATTGGTGCTGGCTTTAATCAAGATATAACGACGCCAAGCCTTACAGCGCCTACTATCCCTACGCTTTTGCCAATAGGTGCGCCTACAGATAAAGGCAGGCCGTTAGGTAACGTAACTATTAACGTTACGGGCGGTTTGGCTACTACTGCAGAAACAGCGGTAGCGGTCAATAACGCAATGCTTGCTTATAACCGTTTGGCTGGGCCTTCGCAGTTAGCAATTTCGTAATGGCTGGGGTAGCTGTTGTAGGTTCAGGTAATTACGAACTGTTTATAGATACAGGTTTTAAACAAGACGCATTTATTTTAGACGCAAACCCGCAAGGCGTTTTAAATAATACGCAATATGTTTTAGACGGCACTACTAATTTTGCAGGCGTTTTAGAAGGTTGCGTAGGCGTAAACGTTAGGCGCGGCAGACGCGATCAGGGCGACCAGTTTGGTACTGGCACTATGACTTTTACGCTTAGCGATACGTCAGGTATTTTTAACCCGTTTGATGAACTTAGTCCGTATTTTGACCCTGCTACGGCGCAGCCTGGTTTAGCGCCTATGCGTAAAGTCGAGTTAGTACGGTACGACGATTTAAATAACGCAGAATATCTTTTTAAAGGCTACATAGTTAACTATGACTACAATTTTGCTTTAGGTGGCATAGATACGGTAACGGTTTTTTGTGCAGACGATTTCTATTTATTAAGCCAAACCGTATTAGATGAATTTAACGTAAGCGAAGAATTAACTAGCGCACGGCTTACAGCTGTTTTAGATTTACCAGAAGTTAACTTTCCAGTAGGCCAGCGTGCTATTACTACAGGTACGCAAACGTTAGGCGGCGCTGCAGCGTTTACTATTAGCCAAGGTACAAACGTTTTAAGTTATTGCACAAATATAAACGAAGCCGAACAAGGCCGCCTATTTATGTCGCGCGACGGACTACTAACGTTTCAACCGCGCGTAGGAAATACGCTTAGCGGGTCTGTAGCAGACTTTCACGACGACGGCACAGAAATAAAATTTAATTCTTTAGGCATTAGTTTTGAAGCTGACCAAGTAGTAAACCGTGCAGTAGTACAAATTTTAGGTAGCAATAATCCGCAAACGGCCGACGACGCAGCCAGCCAAGCCAAATATTTTATACAAACCCAAAGCATTACAAACAGTCTTTTACATAACGACACAGCAGCCGCAACGCTGGCTAGCTACCTGCTTGAAGGCGAACCAGAACCGCGTTACACGTCTGTAGGTACGGCCCTAAATATGTTGAATACAGCCCAGCGCGACACGGTAGCCATAATAGATATAGGCGACACAATAACGATAGAAAAAACGTTTACTAGCGGCGCTGGCACTACAGAACTAGCGCAAGAACTAAGCATAGAAGGCGTAGAACATACGCTAAATATTGGCGACGGCCATAAAATATTGCTGTTTACAAGCCCTACAACTATTGTTTATGAACTAATTTTAAACGACGCTATTTATGGGATACTAGACGCCGACAACGTTTTAGGATAATCTGAAAGGTACTTATGCCATTAACTACTTATACCGCTGGCGAGGTTTTGACCGCTGCGTCGCTTAATGCAAACTTTAGTTTTGCTGCTTTAGGCAAAGTTGGTCAGGTTGTTTCAACTAATTTGCCTACGACTTTTAGCACGGCTGCAACTTCTTACACAGACATTACAGGTTTAAGCGTAAGCATTACGCCTACTTTGGCAACTAGCAAAGTTTTAGTGTTGGTTGGTTTTAGCGCAAGTGTTAGCGGCGATATTGCGGTGATGTTTCAACTTGTTAGAGGTAGCACGGCGATAGATATTGGTGATGCTTCAGGTAGTCGCACTAGAGCATCATTTTCAATGCTTTCAAACGACACAGGTTTTCAATTAGGCACTTATAATTTAAACTTTTTAGATAGTCCAGCAACAACAAGCGCAACTACTTACAAAATGCAAATGTTTGTTAATAGTGGCACAGGTTACATAAATCGCACAGGTTCAGACGCAGACTCAGCGACCAGACCGCGAACCGCAGCAAACATCACAGTTATGGAAGTTATCGTATGAGCGATTACGCAGTAATTTTGACACGCCGTTACGCAGGCAAACAATGGACACTAGACGGCGACGACTATACAGGTTTAACGTGGTTAGATG